TTTAAGCTGGCTCAAGTATCCTGATACATTCGTTCTACTTTTTGCCATAGTGACCAACTTGTCTTCAAAGCCTTTTGCAACCATGTCCATAGCTGCCTTTGTCAAAGCGTCATTGACTTCCTCCGGTGTTGTTAGGTTGCCAATAGTCTTGGAGTACATCTTGACATCCTGGTCAGTCAGAACTCCAACCTCGCCAAATACTCCTCGGGCCAAACCGGGTATGATCTTTGTGATCTGTGCCTCGATCTCTCGGGCTTTGTCATCTAATCCTAATCCAGCCTTGTACTTTCTCCACAATCCCGCAATAGGGCCGGTAGTTTGACCTTCAAGCTTCCTTTTAAGTTCAGCTATTCTGTCAGACGTAAATTTGAACTGACCAAGGCTTTTTTGCTGATCTGCTCCGGGCTTTTCATGCCAAACAGATGATGCCTCAACGATGTCTTCGTTTTTGCCTCCCTGCTTGATTGTGTCAAAGTAGTCATTGCGGAATATGATGTAACGCTCCCGCAATCCAGGTGACAGACTGCTTGGGTTTGAGCCAAAGAATCTCTCCATGCCTCCACCGCCAAACTCGATGTCCTTCAGTTGACGCTGCCTGTCTGCCTCAGTCTTGAGGTTGAACTGAATCATGCCGCTCATGTCAACCTGCGGCTTGCCTTCAGTGTTCAGAATGAAGTTGTTATCTTTGTCGCGCTTGTAGAGAGGTTCCTTCTCGCTTGAGTTGTCTAGGTAGTTTGCGATTATAGTTCTCTGCTTCCTCTCTCTATCTCTCATGAGAGGCAAACCTTCTTTCTCCTCAAATACTTTGATGAATCGCTCGTACTGATCAAAAGTAGGTTTGTGCCTCATGATCTCAGGCTCAACTGACAGTAGCACATTGTTATATGTATCTCGGTCTGCCTGGTTTTTGAGTTTTAGCTCGCCTGATCCAAAGAAGTCTTTCGCTTTATCAAAAGCAGTTGTCGCTGCCACCTCGTCTTCTATCGCCTGCTTGCGTTGTGCTTGCTGGTACTTGAACTCGGTTTTCGCCATGTCAAAACGCTTCCGCGCCATCGCGTTCCTGACGGCATTGTCATAGATGGCTTGCCCTGCTCTTAGCCCACTCGCAAATGCTGATCCTGCGCTCATGCTATTTTCCTCCTCATCCAGCTACGGATGACGTTCTTCAGCTTTGGCTTGTTGCTGATAAACTCAGCCACAACCTCACTGTAGCGATTGTACAACTTGCGGAACCAGGCAGGTGCTTTCAGTTCTTTCCACTCGAAGAACATCACCCACTCTGGGTTGTCGCTCCCAAACACTTCTCTGGCAACGTGGCAAGTTTGCTTCATAGCTTTCCCGGCAAAATGCCCTCCTACCGCTTGGCCGCCAATGCCTGCTGCCATGCCTAACAACTGCATACCTATCGGCTGCTGATTAGCCGCATAGTTCATCTGCTGGTTAAACGTGTTCATCGCGAACTCTTGTCCCTGGGAACCTGCGTTGGGGTTCAGAGTTAATCCTGACTGAATGCCTACCGGGTTGAACGGTGATGCTCCTCCCTGCGCCCCGCTGATCTGGCCAAACTGACTGACCGGCGTTGTGCCGCTCAAAAACGATGCAGCATTTGCTAGGCGTTGTTGCCTCATGCGAAACCCTGCGTCTCCGACTGCCATCGCCTCAGCGGCAGCAGGTGCCGATCCGTAGATGTTGCCTCGGGCTGCCTGTGCTGCTCTCTCTTGCTGCTCAACCTGATTCCTCATCTCTGGGGAGAGTTGCGATCCTAGTACTAAGTCTTCTTTGGCTGCCTCACCCAGCATCTGCCTTACCTCGTAGCCTGTCGGATCGGCTGCCTTTAGTTCCTCCATACGTTGCGTGATGAAGTCTTTGCCGTACTTCTTCTGCACATCAAGCATCGTGGCAGCCATCTTGTCTGCTGACTCTGCGGCAAACTCTAGGTCTGCGCGGGTAGAATCTGCGTCACTGAAGCCAGAGAAGTCATAAGTCACCTCCTCCTCTCCGGTCTTGTTGCCTTGCGCGTCGAAGCTCGGAACTTTTAGAGTGATCTTCTTGCCAAACTTTGCTGCGTCCTGGATTAGCTTTCTAACTCCAATCGTCTTGGCATCTGCCCAGACTCCTGCTTCGTTGGCACCTGCCACATTTGGTGCATCAGGTTTTTCATCTGAATACATCCCCATCTAAAATTCCTCCTTCAAGAACAACTCTCTGATTTTTAAACTCACGTTTCTCATGTGCTGATTGCCTCCTGTTAGATATGCCACAAGCATCACCAACTCGGTGATCTGGTCGCGTATCACTAAAGCGTATGTCTTCCTCGTCTTGTCTTTCTCCATCCAGTCATTGCTGTCTATCCAGGCGTTGATTGCCGTCAGGTGCATTGCCAGGAGAGAAGGCTTGTGCTGATCGAAAAATGCGTTGCTCGGCAACTCCACCAGAAGCAGGTTGGCCAGCTTGTACTTCTGCTCCACACCAACCTTCTCCGGTTCATCGACGAGATCGTCTATGACCCGCAAAGCCTGGGCGATAGTCCAAAGATAGTTCCAGGCATCAGTGTTGCCGTTGGAGGCCAACCTTATCGCTTCGTTGACTTTATCGTCATAGGTCATGATTCCACCCCCACGCTATTTAAAAAGCCTCCTGCGTGAATTGAGCGCAGTGCTAGGTACTTACTGTCTGCTCCTGCGGTTCCGCTTTGTTGAAACTTAAACTGCAACTCGCGAAACTCCGGGTACTGAGTCATCGAGTACCTGAACCTGTTCAGCTTACCGCTGCCAAGATCGAACGGAATAGTTGGGTGGCTTACTGCTGGTGGGTTACCTAGCCTAAACTCTCCTGTGCCAGTGTCCAACTCATCTGCCAGGTTGTCAGTCTGCTCTGCTCCATCGAGGATCACGCCGATGTCGATCACCGCGTTGCTGCGGTCAAACTCGAACTCGGCAAACTCACCATCCTTCGTGGTGACCTGCTCGTTAAAAGTAAATGCGCGAGTGACTGCCTGCCACCCGGTGTCAACGAATGTTGTGGTGGTCTTGTCCTGAAAATCAGTGTCTACCAGGTTGATGTCTTCAACAAAATCGCGGAACTGTAGCGGGTTACCAACTTTGTCCAGGCTAATAAGGTAAGGCTTACCTCCGCTGAACTGAGTCACCACGAACTGATACGGATTGATCGTACTTGACGGGGTGCCGCTTGCTTCATCCACAGTGCCTCGCCAAACACCTGTCCAACTTGAAGTGTTGGTGTTGTAGCAGAGTGTGGTGTTGTTCACCGTGCTGGTGCCGGTTGGCACTGAGAGCAGGTAGCGGTTGTTCCAGAAGACTGCTGTGGCATTCTCAACTGCTGCCCAGTTGATCTCATCGATGACATCTTGGATCGGGTAGCTGATGACTCCAACGTCACTCGCCACCATGTTCTCCTCCATCGTGCGTCTGATTGACCTGATTCCTGTGCGCGATAAGAAGAACAGGTCTTCTCCCACCTGCGCTATCGAGCCATGAGCCACACAGCCTGTGGAGGCTGAGATTGTTCTGATCTTAAACGTGGAAGCTGCCGGAGTAGACGCGCCACTCGTTGCTGGCACTGGTGCTGTGTCCACCACATAGCAACTATTCTTACAGAACACTACTACGTTGAAGCCTACCCAACTTGCCAACCCTGTCACCGGGTCACCAAGGCCAACCTTGAACGCATTGCCTGTTGGGAACGGTGGGGTGCCATGAGCAGCATGTGCCAAGATATCAGAGACGTATATCTGATCATCGCTGGGTTGGTATGCGAACGCTCGAAAGTTGTTGCTGACTATAAACTTGGAGTTTGTAGGCGCAGCAGGAAACTCAGTCACCACAAACGCAGATGAACTAGTGTCCCACTCAATCTGTCCGATGCGGTTGTTGCCGTTGTGGCTAGTGTAGAATAGCTTGTCTGCCGATTGTGCCGTGTAGACTCTTGCGGTGGTGCTATTCACCTTCACAGCGGCAGATGCAATATCGCTAACTGTGCCGCTTGAGTTGATCGAGTAAATCTTGCCGTTGACGAAGACGATCAGTGCCTCCTTCGCGTCAGTGTCAAAATAAGCTATGCCTTGGACGCTTGTAGAGTTTGGTGGCGTTGTGCCCCCAAGTAGATCAGCGAACCTGTGGAATCCTCGCCTGCTCTTTAGTACACCGTTCTTAGGTGCATCCAGGTCTTTCAGCAGTTCAGCCTGGGACTCGTTTAGGAGGTTCTCGCGGAAGTTGCTAATCTGGCCACCAACGAAACTTGCCTGGCGATCATAGACCACCGCATCGTCAAGTCCGTCATTGTAGTAGACTGGCATACACTAAAATCCAAAATCATCGCGAGAGTAGCCCATGCCAAATGCGTCAGGTATCAACCTAGTCTCTTTGGCTGACTGGTTATTCTCCTGATCCCGCACCACCTGCATCAGAGCGTTGGCCTGCTGTATCTCTAACTGCGCTTTGCCAAACTGCCTGCTGCGCTTCAACATGTCTCCTGTTGCAAAATGAATAAGCACGTTGTCGATCCCGCTGATCATCGCCGAATCGTAATCACCCACCATCGGCTGAATCTTCTTTTTGCCGATGACGTACAGATTGACCGGGGCATCTGCTGAGTAGCTTGGCTTGTCGAAGAACTTAACTCTCTGGAACTTGCTGACGTTCTCCCACTCGGGCCAGAAAAAGTACTTGCTGCTGTCTGACGCACTACGCACCTGAACATATCCTTCTGTTGTTTCCTTGCTCAGTGAGTGAATAGCTGACCAGGAGTTTGTGGTGGTGACTAAACTCGCAAGTGTCACTGTCTCCTTCTGCATCGTCAGTTCCTGCCCGTATAGCTCCCCGACAATCGTGATCTGCTTACCGTTGTCCGAACTGTCTGAGGACAGAAACTCAATAGCACCATAAGCAGGATCAAAGTTGATGCCTGAGCTATCAATAACGCTAAACTGAGCAGTGTGTGCATCATTCTTAAAACTCTCCGGGTCAGTCATGAACTCGGTGATCAGTTGCGTAGGTAGCAGGTTCTGCTCGTTGTAGCTGACTCCAAGTATCGTCTCAAACTTCTGTGGGCAAACCATCTCATCTGCCAACTCCGACACAACCGCTGTTGCGGATGCGCCCGATCCAGCCCCACCTGTGAATGTCACCGTAGGTGCTGAGGTGTAGCCTGATCCTGAGTTTTGGATGTAGACCCGGCTAACA